ATACTCTGAGGAAACAGTTGCAGCAGATGAGCACGGAAGGGTTCTACACGTATATTCTGAAAATCACACGATTGAAAAACTTTTAAATGATTTATTTTATGATACTCTTAATGTTGAGTTTAATTTAACTGCATGGGCAAGAAACTTATGCAAATATGGAGACTTTTTTCTTTTTAATGATGTATCTCCTGAGCATGGAGTTATCAGTGCATTTCCTATACCTGTTAATGAAATAGAGCGTGAAGAGGGCTATGATCCAGAAGATCCCATGGCTGTAAGGTTTAGATGGGTTACACAGGGTAATCAAGTTCTTGAAAATTGGCAAATTGCACACATGAGAGTTTTGGGAAATGATGCATTTTTGCCGTATGGGTCTTCTGTTCTAGAGGCAGCAAGAAGAATTTGGAGACAGCTTATCCTTGTTGAGGACGCAATGCTTGTATATAGAATAGTAAGGTCTCCTGAAAGAAGGGTATTTTATATAGACGTTGGAAATGTCCCCCCGGAAGACATTCCAAATTATATGGAGCAGGTTCAATCAACTTTGAAAAAAGCACAAGTTGTCGATAAGACAACAGGAAGAGTTGACTTAAGATATAATCCGCTATCTGTAGACGAAGATTACTACCTTCCTGTTCGAGGAAGTGATTCAGGAACGAAAATAGACACACTTGCCGGTGGACAAAATGCAACAGCAATTGAAGATGTCGAATATATACAGAAAAAATTATTTGCTGCTTTAAAAATTCCAAAAGCATACCTCGGATATGACGAAGGTCTTGGGGCAAAGGCAACACTATCTCAGGAAGATATTAGATTTTCTAGAACAATTGCTAGAATACAGCGAACTGTAATTGCTGAATTAAATAAAATGGCAATTATTCATCTTTATTGTAATGGTTTCGAGGGTGAAGATTTACTTGATTTTGATCTAAAGCTATCCAATCCGTCTACAATTGCACAGCAGCAAAAGCTTGAACTATATAGAACAAGATTTGATGTTGCCACAACAGCAAACAATATAGAAGGTCTCGTAAGTAGGGACTGGGTGAGAAAAAGAATATTCAACATGACAGATGATCAAATAGACGATCTTAAGATCCAAAGAGAGACAGATAAGCTAGATGATCTTAGAATAGAATCTGTTACACTGCCGCAGACTGAAGGGGCCGGTGAAGAACCTGAAGTAGATACTTCACTGCCCGGTGGTCCACCAGGAGGGGTAGAAATTGAGGATCTTGCAGACTCTGACAATAACAAGACTCTTCCGATTCTAGCGGAACCATCGTTCGTTGCAATGAGCATGAACGATGATAACTCTCCTATCAAGGCTCAGGAAAAAGTTGACAATATTTCGAAAATTTTAAATTCAACCTTGTCAGAAGAAACATCGATTGTAGAAAAAGCAAATGATAAAGGTTATGACAATAGAAAAAGAAGAAAGAGAAATTCTCTAAATACAAATCATGCAGCTATGACAATGCACGACCATGACGATACCGATGATTCACTTTCAGGAGATCCAGTAAAAGATATGAGGGAAAAAGAAGCTTCAAAGAGAAAGGAAGATGCAAATCCTGCAAGTCTTATAAATAGAGAGCTAAAAAATGCATCTAGCCTCCCTTCTGTATTTGAATCAGATTCAGCTTATATGTCAGCTTATTTTAATGATAAGGTAAATGTTCAAAATAGAATGTCAGATAGATTAAGATCTACATTAAAATCCCTTGAGAGAAACATACATATTAAAAAGAAAAAGACATTATTGTCTGAAGAAAATGAGGTGTAACTCGTGACAAAATCTCACAACAAGAAAAGAAATGTAGGTGTGGTATACGAGCTTCTTTTAAGAAGGGTCTCTGAGTGCTTAGTAAGTGAAAATAAAAAAGAAGCACAAGAGACTTTAGATATTCTTTCAAGGAAGTTTAAAAAAGGGACAAATCTTTACAAAGAGTTTAGGCTTTTCAGAGCACTCGCAAAATCACAAGTATCTGATAGTGAAACTGCAAGGGCAATATTAAGAGAAGCAAAGGGTGCAGCAATAAGAACTGACCTAAAATCTCTTGAAAAAGAAAAGTCTTCTTTAATTAGAGAGATGAATTATAAATTAAAAGATTCAAATCTATATAGAAGGTATGTTCCAGATTATAAGACGCTTGCAACGATTCAGACACTGCTAAATGACTGGCGAGACCAAGATGACACAAATATAGAAAGAATAGCACTTTATGAATCAAAAGTAGTAGATCATCTTTTGAAAGAAAAAGATAGTCTTGACATTGAAAATCAAACAAATCCTGATATTGATAGTCTTGTTGTAAAGATAATGACAGAGAAAATTAATAAGAAGTATGATAAACAATTCAACTCTGACCAAAGAGAGATTTTAAAGCTTTATGCATTTTCCGGTACAGATGACGACACGTCAAATAAAAAATTATCTACATGTCTTGAAGAGATTTCTAAAAAATCGCTTAGAGATATTGTAAGGCTTAAAAAGAGCACATCAAATGAAACAATTATAGAAAAGATATCAAGTGTTAAGAATCAAATACTCTTAGAATCAAAAAGAGACATAGATGATAAAAAAATAGTTAGATTTTTAACGCTAATAGATCTTTGCAAAGAAATAAGGGAGTCTGTATAATGTCTAATTCAATGAAACTTTTAACAGAGTGGATGCCTTTAAAGGTTGATAAGAGTATTATCTCTGAATCAAAGAGGGAGCACGGCGGAAAATTATTCTTAAAGGGAGTTTTGCAAAGATGTGATACTCTAAACCAGAATGGAAGAATTTATCCAAAGTCTGTTCTTGAAAGAGAAATGATAAACTATCAAAAGTTTATAAAAGAAAACAGAGCGCTTGGTGAGTGTGACCATCCAGATACAAGCGTAATTGAATTGAAAAATGTCTCACACATTGTCCGAGAGGCACATCTTAATGGTGACGATGTTGTTGGAACTATAGAGCTTTTGGACACACCTGCAGGAAAAATATTACAAAGTCTAGTTGAATCTGGTGTTACCCTGGGGATAAGCTCACGAGGCGTAGGATCTACTATAAATGAAAGCGGAAATCAGATCGTTCAAGACGACTTTCAGCTAATTTGCTTTGATATGGTGTCAGAACCCTCTACACCCGGAGCATTCATGCTTAACGAGGGGAAAAACATATCCAGGAAAGATCTAGACAAACACTTTAACTCTTCTGACAAAATAGATAGAATTTTTAATGAAATATTGATGTGGGAAAATGAGTAGCAAATTATCTAAATCAGATCTTAAAGCGATAGTCAAAGAATGTCTTGTAGAAATTTTAAAAGAAGGCATTATGAGCCCGTCATCTACTTCTAGCTCACTAAATGAAAATAAAAGATCTAGAAGGTCATCTTTTGACCATGTATCATGGGCAAAAGAATCACACCCAGAAGAAAAAATTGATTATAATGAACATGCAAGAAGTTTAACTGATAATTCAATTCTTGCTGAAGTGCTTGCTGATAGTCAAAATACAATGATAAACCAGATAAACGCTGAAAAGATGGGAAAGTCAGCAATGTCAGGTGACTTTGCTGAAAGAAAGGTTGCGTCATCTGATCCGGCTGATCTTTTTGGCGATGCAGCTGGAAACTGGGCAGCACTAGCATTTGGAAATAAGTGACATCCACTTTTTTTACTTTTTGCTGATAATAATTGATCCATTAGCATATTTAACATCAGGAGGAATGTGATGTCTTCACTTACTGTAAGTAAATTAAAGCAAATTATAAAAGAGGAAAAGAAAGCACTTAAAGATGCGGGGCTTATATCTTCTGAAACAGTTGATGGCGCATGGTCTGGGGGCGATAACCTTGTTCACAAAATTGATTATGTTAAAAAGCTTGGAATCAAAGAGAGAAAGCTAAGAAAAAAAGCAGAAATCTATAGACAGCTTAGAGAAAAACTTGAAAGATCAATAAAGAGGAGTAAGTAATGCCCACACAGTCACAAATACTCATAGACGGAAATTCAAAAGCAATAAGCCCTAAAAGAACATATGGTGATAGAAATCAAGCTTCTCTTGACCTTATGTTCCCAGGATCGCCAGTTTACACAAACCTGCTTACTGATGATGGTCTCAAGGAGACCTATGACCAGATTATTAATGGAAAACCAACTGATGCACTTCAGTCAGGTACTGGTCTTACATATGGTGGCGGATCAGGCTTTGGGCTAGCTTCCTTTGATACAAATTATATATCTAATGGCGCACCAGATATTGGAGCAAATGCTGCTACTAAAGATGGCAAGCAATTTGGAAAAGGCGAGGGTGCACCTACAACGCCATATGTTCCACCTCTTACTTCACCTGGTGTAGGAAGCGTTGCCGCAGCAGACCAGCCACCTTATGACATCAAAGCCGGACCTCTTCTTGGGTATGATTCAGACGGAAAGCTTGAAGCACAGAATGAGTTTGGATCCGGCTATGGATCAACTGCAAACCCAGCTGTAACAAGTGATGAGATAGACAACCAGTCTCTTGGAACTCTAATCTCAGGAAGATCGTATACAAATTCAGATACCCTTGGATAGCCAAGTTGTCTAGATACTACTATAACCCATCATCCGCCAACAGTGATGGCCGGACAGGCATGGGTTATGGAAAGTCTCAAAAAATACCTTCAGCAAATACAGGTCTAGGATCAACATGGGCAATGGGTTGGGAAACTGGAATATATCCGCCTGAACCTCCAGATGATGAAGATGTTGAGTTGCCATTTGATGATGAAGATGACTTCGTTGAATTTCTATCCAAGATTAACTTGGGTTATCAATCTGCAGATTCTGTAAGGCCACGTGCTGATTTCTCTTCCTATGCCAGTACTAGTAATAGATTTTCAACTGTTGGTCTTGCAGAACAAAATATTGCAACTATGAAAGGAATGGTTCCCATAACAAGGAAGGTAAAGTATCCAAGCGGCCTTGGCATGGCTACTGGCGGCTCTTCAAGTGAGTTTGGATCTACAAGAACTGCTCCGGGAAAGGTCGGAGGAGACGGTACACAGTTTGGTTTTGCTAGAAGAACTCTTGACCTAGACGGTCAAGGCGACATGGAAATAATGTCACTTTTGGATATACTTGGTATGTCTGATGATGAGAGAAATTTTCTAAGACAGCAGAAAAAAATTAAAGATACGCTAATGGTAGTTGAATCTTTACTTAATAAATGATAAATATTGATATAAGTTTTGTCTTTTAAGACATATTTAACTTTCGAGGAGTCATAGCAGAATGTCATCTAAAATTTATGAAGAAGCATTAGCAGAAGCAAAGCAGCTTAGAGAGATAGCTGAGCAAAATGCTAAGAACGCTATCGTAGAGGCCGTAACGCCAAAAATAAGAGAGTTTATTGATAATCAATTAATGGGAGAATCTGGCAATAGATCCAATAGTGATTCTAGTGTTGATGAAATCATATCAGAGTCTCTCGGTTTTGATTCAAGTAGCGAAGATGTCATCTTGGATGACAGTGCTATGCAATCTCTTGCCGGACTACTTGGTTCAGCAGGATCAAATAAAGAAGTTTTAACAATGCTAGCTGAGTCAATTAATGAGCTAGAACCAACACAAGCTGATCTTGTTTTATCTGCAGCTAAAAAATTAGATTCAACAGGTAATAGTTTCGACTCAGACAAAAAAAATAAAAAAGTAGAAAATCTACAGGAGAATAACCAAATGGCATCAAACGAAAGAATTTATGAAGTTGACCTCGGCCTGTTAAAGGAAGAGCTGTCAAGAGGATCACTATATGAGGTTGGCGATGAAGAGCCAGAAGAACCAGATAGTGATGAAACTGATCAGTCAGAAGAAAAACAGCTTAAGGAAATGTTAAGAAGTCTTGGACTACTTAACGAAGACAAGATAGAGATTGATCTTGGAGAAGATGTTGAGCTTCCAGAAGATGTTCAAATAGTTGCAAGACTTCTTCAAGATGAAGATGAAGATCTTGAAGCTGATCTTGAACTCGATGATGAGGTTATGGATGTAGAATTAGACGATGATGAGGTTGTCGAAGATGACCTTGACGTATCTCTTGACGAAACATTTGAAATTAACGCAACAGTTCTTAAAGAAGAGCTTCTCAGGATGAAGCGATTGGTAAGAGAGGCTAAAAGCCTTGCAGATGCCAAGGGCGGAACAGATTCCAAAGAAGACTCCTGGGGCGGAAAAGGAAATGCAAAGGCAGGTCTTAAGCATGCTTATGGCGGCAAAGGCTCTGGCAAAGGAAATGCATTTGGCGGCGGAACTGAAAAAGGTGACGTCTATAAGGTTAAACTCAATGCCCTCAAGGAGACATTGAGAAAAGAGTTGCGCAAGAATCGCACTCTAGAGACGAGGCTCGATGAATACAGAAGTGCAGTTGAAACACTTCGTGAGCAATTAACAGATCTCAATCTGTTCAACGCAAAACTACTCTACGTAAATAAACTCTTCCAGGATAAGTCAGTTACTCCTACACGACGCAGGTCGATGATGGAATCAATTGATGGAGCAAAGAGTTTGAGAGAGGTCAAGCTAATTTATAAGACACTTACAGGATCTTCCGCAAGGAGCTCTAAGCGTCTTAATGAGTCAACTAAAAGAACTCTTGGATCATCCTCGAGACGGGTTGGCAGATCTTCTGCAACATCATCAAACAGCGAAGTTGATCGCTGGGCGGTGCTTGCTGGGATTAAAAACTAATTAACTCACAAATTGTTTTAAAAACTTAAAGGAAAAATAACAATGGCTAAGAAATTTACATTAGACCAGTTAACTGAGGGAATACGTCAAAGAGACGTAGGTCAGCAGTCTGCTCTTTTGACTGAGAAGTGGACCCGTACAGGTCTTCTTCGAGGTATGAACGACACAGGTCGTGAGAATATGGCTCGCCTTCTTGAAAACCAGGCAGCACAGCTTCTTCGCGAGCAGTCTTCAATCGGTAACGGTGCACGGGGCACCGCTT